GAAAGAAGATGAATGGGATAAAGCTGGTGAATGGATGTGGGAAAACCGTGAGTTCTATAACGGACTTTCAGTATTACCATACAACGGAGGTACTTACCAACAAGCACCTTTTGAAGATTGTACAGAAGAAACGTATAACGAAATGATGAAATCTTTAACAAACATAGATTTAACAAAAGTAGTTGAAACACAAGACAATACAGATTTAAGTGGTGAATTGGCATGTTCTGGTGGAAATTGTGAGGTGGATATTGATTTATCTACAATCAACGAAACTAAGACCGAAACCACTAATTAGTAAAAAAAATATAAATTTTTAACCCTCTTCATTAGGAGAGGGTTTTTTATGCTCTATACATTTATATTTCTATTATTAAATTTCTTAAACGGATATTTATAATAAAAAAGCATGGCAGAAAAATTTATAAACATAGCTTTTCCTTTTAAGGATGATGATAAAGGGAAATTTTTAAGTTTAAATGATATAAGTGAAGATGCGATAAAAGCTGATTTAATGCATTTATTATTGACAGATAAAAAAGAAAGGTTGTATTTACCTTCTTTCGGTACAAATCTTAGACAATACATATTTGAACCTAACGAATCAAAAGTTCATAATGACATAAAATCTGAAATACAACAAGCTGTTAGCAGATTCATACCTTTCCTACAAATAGACTCTGTGGAATTGACACCTGGTGAATATGGTGAGGAAAGAAATGAACACCATGTTTTGGTTCAAATAGATTACACAGTTACAAAAGGAGCTTTTGAAAGAAGTGGTTCCGTAAAAATAGAATTTTAATTATGAGTGGACAAGCTAGAAAAATCAATTATTTCGCGAGAAATTTCGTTGACGTAAGGACGGAACTATTTAATTTCGTTAAACAATATTACCCCGATTTATTTTCAGATTTTAACGACGCCTCGGTGGGTACAATGTTATTAGAACTTAATGCGGCTGTAGGTGATATGTTATCTTTTCATACAGACCGTATGTTTCAAGAAACACAAATCGATTACGCTCAAGAAAAAAAATCTATTCTATCAATCGCTAGAACTCTAGGGTTAAAAATACCTGGACAAAGACCATCAGTTACAATGGTTGATTTCGCCGTGACAGTACCGCCATTTGGTGATACTTGGGACCAAAGATACGCACCTATTATTAGATACGGTGCACAAGCAACGGGTGGTGGACAGGTTTTTGAGACTATGGATGATATTGATTTTTCTTCACCTTTTAACACGGGTGGTATCCCCAATAGATTGATAATACCTAATTTTGACGCTAACGGTACACTAATCAATTACACCATAGTTAAACGTGAATTAGTTATAAATGGTGTTACAAAAATATTTAAAAAAGTTATTGGACCAGAAGATTCTGTCCCTTTCTTAGAGGTTGTATTATCAGACCAAGACGTACTTTCAATTGAGAGTATTATTACAAAATCTGGTGTAAACTTAACAACAACACCTAGTTTAGATGAATTTGTTGATTTTAACAACAGATGGTGGGAAATGGATTCTTTAGCTGAAGATAAAGTTTTTATTGAAGATACTGCAAGAGCTAACGACTCCGATAATACAGGTGTTAAAATGGGTAAATGGGTTGAAACTACTAGAAGATTTTATAAAGAGTTTACTGATAACGGATATTGTAAAATAACCTTCGGTAGTGGTAACGCAGACCAAGACATGTTAAGTCAATTTGCTAGTAACAATTTCACACAACAAATAGGTGATATCATAAATAATACGGCTTTAGGTGAAATACCAAAAGCAAACACAACAATGTATGTTAGATATAGAGTTGGTGGTGGTTCACAAAGTAATATTGGAGCAAACGTATTAAACGGTTTAGGAAGTAATATAACAAACGTTACAGGTCCTAACGCGACAACAAATAACCAAGTTAGAAACTCATTAAGAGTTAACAACCCAATACCAGCTTTTGGTGGTGCTGGGTCACCGTCGGTTGAACAAATCAGACAAATGACTAAATATAATTTTGCTGCACAAAATAGAGCGGTAACAATTAAAGATTACTACATAAACATACAAAAAATGCCGGGTAAATTTGGTATACCTTTTAGAGTTGGTGTTTCCGAAGACCAAAATAAAATAGAGGTTTTTGTTTTAGGTTTAGATAGTGCTGGTAAATTAAGTAACGCCTCAACAAACGCTTTAAAACAAAACATATCTTCTTGGTTGGCTGATTATAGAATGATAAACGATTATGTTTTGATTAGTGATGGTAGAATAATAAACCTAGGCCTTGAGATAGATTTATTTGTCGATAAGTCTTTTAACCAAGGTGAAATTATAAACAACACAATCCAAAAAATAAGAGAATATTTTGATGTAAATAAGTGGGATATGGGAGAATCTATATACCTAGGCCAACTAATTGAGACAATAAACTCTGTTGGTGGTGTTATAAACATACCTGACATTAGAGTGTTTAATAATGTTGGCGGTGTATATTCTTTAAATGAAATAGACCAGCCGTACTTAGACCCTACAACTAGACAAATAGATTTAACCGATAATTACGCTTTATTAGGTGAATTTAAAACAATGTTTGAAATTAAATATCCTGAAAAAGATATAAAAATTAGAGTAAAATCAACTACTTAATGGATAATAGATTTAGACAAATAGCTGGTCGTTTTAGAAACAAAGAATCTGTTGACAGAGACGTTCAATTAAAGGTTGAGTTTAATAACCAAACTAGTGTTATTAAACCAAACTTAAACACTATCAATAGTGTAATAGATGTCCAGGACCTATTTGAATCTGAAAGAAATGAATCTAATTTATATAGAATAAATGGTAAAATAAATTTATTTACTGATAATAGTATAACACAGGGTGGTACTGTGTATACTAATGAAGATGATGAAATTAAAAAACTAGACCCCAACGGACAAGAAATGACCCAAAGACCAGCTATTGATGGTGATTGGGATATATTGTTTGACGGTCCACCTGATTTTAGAACACCTAATAACTGGTTGTTGCAGATATGTTACCCTTCTAATATGTTACCTAATTACAACTTATGGTCACCAACTAGAAAAGCTTATTTGGGTATTAAAATATCAAATATAACATCTAATAATTCTAACGGGTCTAGAAGTATTACAAAAATAACAACAATTCAGAAACACCGTTTATCTGAAGGTGATTATATACACTTAAATTTTTTAGATAATAGTTCACAAACTCACCAAGGAATTCATGAAATTTTTGAAATTATTGATGAATATAGTTTTACTATAGAAAAAACTTATTCTACTGTAACAACTAACGATGTTTTTATTAGAAGAATTGTTAACCCATCTGACTTAGATATAAACTACAATGAACCAAAAACATTAAATTCGGTTATTAGTTGTGATTTTAGTGGTGGTACTTTTAGTAGTTTATATAGTAAAACAACTGTGAGTAACCATGGTTTAGGTTTAAATGATTTTATTGAGGTGAGAAATAATTCCTCAGGTTTAATAAATGGTTTTCATAAGGTAACTTATATAATTGATGATAACAATTTTGTGATTGATTATTTAAGTGCCTCAGCACCATCAGTAACAACAAACTTAACCTCAACAAACTTTAGAATATTAGACGGTACACCATCAGAGTATTATGTTAGACAGTTTGAAGTTTTAACAACTAACGAGTATAAAAGTTATAACGCTTCTTACGCGACTAATATATATTACCCAAGTGTGGAACCAACTGTAGGAACCGCTAATCAATCTTGGTTATTTCATTATGAAAAAGATATAAATACAAGTGATTTAATTAGTCATAGAGGTGGTGTTGTAAATGAACTTTATCTTTGCGTTTTAAAAAGAGCTGGAAAAAATACTTATTCTTGGTCAAATGTTACGTCACATTGGGAGTTTAACGGTAGATTTAATAGAACAGGGATATGGGATAAAAGTTTTGATGAGGCAACAACATTAAATGGACTAGAGACAGTTTCAAAATACAATCCAAATGGTGTTGGTTCTATAGAAAAAAACAATAGAAGATTAAGTGACGGTACACCAGGTAGTAAGTATATCGGTGATTTTGTAGAATATAATCAAGAAGAAATAAAGGAAAGAACCATTTTAGAGACCATTTTTAGGTTTGGTGTTAAAGACGGTTATGTGAATGTACCTGAAAAAGTTGGTGAAAAAACAACCTACGTAGATAATGATGGAGAAACACAAACAGACTCCTTTAATCCCGATGGTATAGCCCCAGCTGATGAAAACGGTGAAGGTTATTTTTACAAACCTTTTAAAAAAATAGAGTTTAGAAAATTTTCTAATGTAATTGAGTATGCGGAACCTGAAGATACTATTGAAGGTATACCTAGTGATTATGTCGAATACCCTGATGGTACATTAGGTTGGAGAGATTTATTAGAACATGGGTTCATACAAGAAGGTAACAACGGTGTGAACTGGCCTTTTGTACAAGGTAGACACTATATATTTCTTAATCATAATATATACTTAAGAAGACAAGACCCTAGAGAGGTAATAAATCAAGAGGATTTAATAACAGTTAACCCTAAAGATAGTTGTTAATGGGATATAGTTTTACATTAAGCAGAAGAAAATTATTAGGTAACGACGGACTTCCGTTGACGGCTACGACTATTACTATAGTTTCAGGTTTAACGTTAGACCAAAGATATGTAACATCAAATACTTATCCAACTAATCGTTTACCTAATAACTACCCACCTCTACAAACACCTAAAAATGTTAGTAGAAATATTGTATTAAATCAAGATTTAAATTATAAAAGTATCGTTTTACCTATAGAAATAACTTTTAACCCAACGGATTATTCAGATTTAATACAACGTTGGACCGATTCTGAGGTTGCTAAATCTATAAACCCTATCGAGGATGGTGAAACTTCTAGGTTTTATAATAAAGACGGACTTAAAATAGAATTTAGATTTGCTGACAGAACAACAACAAACGTAAATTCTTGGAATTATGTAAGTGATTATTCAGCTGCTGGTTTTATTATGCCTGACGAATCTAACTTAAATAGATTTACCAGAAGTTATTTTAGATTGTATTTCTATGATAGTACTAATACTGAAAAACAAAATCTATTGTTCACTGAAGATATACCAGTTACGTCAGATATTAAATCTTCGGCTGACTTATTAAAGTTAACCCCTACACTGAATTTTAATAGATTATTTTGGTTAGAAAATGATTCACTAATGTTTAATAACAATAGTGATAGGGTTGTTTATATGGATGCTAGATTTTTTAATGCTAAAACAGGTCAAGTACATGTTTTTAACAACATACCTAAAACAAATAACACACCAATTGATGTAGCCACATATAGCTCAAATCCAACTTGGCGCACTGTACCTATAACATTAAGAAACCCAAATAATGAGGGTGGGGATTATATATTTAAAGTTAACCCAATACCTAACAGAGTAGTTAGTAATGCTGGTAGTACAACTATAACAATGTCAGAGTTTATATTAGAATAATGGAATTTTTAAGAAGGACAGTTTACTTATCAAAATATTTTAGACCATACGATAGTGATGGTGATGGGGTTTTAGATTCCCTTATTTTATCTGCTACCACAAAAACATTACAAATACCTTTAATACAAAAATTTGATGATATAGGTATATACCGAACATTAGACCCTATGGTTGAGGATGTTGAGATAATTGATATCGACAACCTTTGGTCCACATCTAACGATGGTAGGGGTGATGTTGATTACACCGAAGTTGGTACACAAAGTAGTGCTACTAATCAAGGTGATGAAGGTTCTGTTAATCAAGAAGGTACAAATACGTTAGGTGCTGTTTGTACAGATGATGAAGCTCTTAACTACATATTAAATGATTATCCAGATGCTACCTTAACTACTAACAGTGACGGTGACCCTGTTTTAAAATTATCTAGTGGTGAAGAATTATTATATACTTCTTGTTCAAACTGTTGTAATTTACCGTCAGAAACTGAAAGTCCTAAAGAAGAACCATGTGAACCTGACCCAATACCTGAAGAAACATTTGATACTACCACACATGACATAATAACTAAACAACTTAGAACTACTCCTTTAAATTGTACAAAAACTACGAAAGTGTATGAGACTAAAGGGAAGGAATATAGTGATAATGATACGATTGGGGATAAAACACTTAGTACGATAAAAATTGATGAGGGGTGGATTTCTTTATATCCATATACTGAAGACCCTGGTGGTATAGAGGAAATTTATGAATGTAGTAATAATCCCGATTGTGAGGATTTAACAGAAGCTCAATTTAGAGTTAAATACAGTCCATATTTAAGTGGGTTATGTTCTGGTGTTGTTGATAGTTGTGGTAATAATCTTACATCTTTAACGAATACCACTTTTACAAAAACTAGTGGTGGTGATGCTTGTTGTGCAAAAACTAAAAAAGCTTACAAGTTAATAGCTACACAAAACAATGGTATTTGGACTTATAAAAGAGACACATATGAATATTGTGCGGATACAAAGGAACCAAGTGGATTCATAATTAAATATAAATGTGGGTAAATAAAAAAATATGGCTTTAATTACAGGAACTACGGAACACCAACTAGATTTAATAAAATCTTACGATTTAAAAAACCCATATAAGGTGGGTGTTGTTAAACCAGGTATTACGGTGAACTCTATCACAACAGACCCAAATACTGGTAGACCAATATCGGTTAATTACACAATAGGTTATATAAACTATAACACATTATTAAACGAGACATCTGAGGTTTTTGTTGATGATGGTAAATATGATGGTGGAGCTTTCATAAACCCAAGGACTTCAGAGACTAGGAAATACCCAACAACTTTTTCATTCATACCATCACCTTTAACTGAAACATCTTATTTTATTTTTAAAGATGACGCAGAAATGGGTGTAGTATTTGAACCTAAAATTGAAGAGGAAATATTTATAGAAAGAAGGAAGGATAATATACTAGAACAACATTTTAGATTATCAGAGATAAGAACCATAGATGGTTTAGAATCTTACAATAACGGGTATTATAACATAATAAATATAGAATAATATGGCAACAGGTAATTATGGTACGGTAAGACCGGCAGACGTTAACATCGAGGACGTTGAAATATTTTACACATACACACCTAGTAGGGATGTACCACCTACAATAGGTATACAAAGGTTAAATCCTAATACGGTTTTATCACCTTTTTCACACCCTGACCCACTAGGGACATCAACACCAGTGTTTGGTGGTTTATATAATTTAACTTTACCCGCAGCTAATTTTTCAGCTAAAGGATTTTATACAATAGTTATAAGACCTAGGGAGTATAGGTTAAAAATAACTGACTGTGGGGTTTTATCGGCTTTCCCAAATGTTAAAGGGTTGGTGTTCAGAGTTAATGATTTACCATCTAATTTAACAGCAAACAATTCGTTAGTTGGGTATAGAGTAGAATACTTTGATAATTCGGGTAATAAAATACCTAACTTTTTTAGGGTTATAACATCCAGTAATTTAGCTGAGCCAGTAAATCAAAATTTAAGTAACACTACACAAAAATCTATTAGGTATAGGTTTAACAATAGTGGTAATTTAATTTACACAACAATAACACCTAGTTCAGCATCAAACGTAACACCAAATAACGAACCTTATATAGGTACACCTAATCAAGATATTGTTATAACTAACACATTTTTTAACCCAATAACTATTGAAGTTGAAATGGTTGAACATGATTTTGATACATTATCTTATGGTCTATTCGGTAATCAAATTAAGTCAATCGTTGATGGTAAGTACACCATTTATGATAATGAAAACAATATCTATAAACAATATAACCTGTATGAAATTCAAGACCAGTTTACTGGTGAACCGTTACATGAGGTTAGAGAGGAACTTAGTGATATTGATTTCACGAAAAACTTTGCTACTATAACAACAACACCTTAATATATAAAATAATAAATGGCTACTAAAAAAGTAATACCAGGGTCGTTAACCCAAGCATACAAAAAGGGTGAAGGTGATTTTTCACCAGACCTAGTAGGTTTTCAACTTACTAAGGGTACGCCTTTATTAACTCTAGGTAATTTTAGTGTAACAACAAATAACCAACCTAAAGTCAATAATATAGTTAACACTGGAGTATTTTCAAACCCGTATACATTAGAGACATTAAATTTAACTGATGAAGAGTCACAACAATTAGTTAGTAACGATGTACTAACAACACTAAATGTAGATATAACAAATATAACTAGATTTGTTTATTATGGTTCTTTCCTTGAATTCTTAAGGGTTAATGTTGAGGAAATAATATTAGACTGGAAAGGTTCTTTATATATTACAGATGGTGGTGGTCCTGCTACGTCAGTGACTAAGATAACGGTATTAGGGTACAACTATGACGGACTAACAGATGAATCAACATTCTTAATACCAACACAGTTTATAGTAAATAATTTTAACTTAGATTATGAGTTAAATGACGATTTACTAATTGATGCTAAAGATATATCTAATTTATCTAATAGTTTTACAAACTACGAAATTAGTAACGATTACGGACAATTTGACGTATTAGGATTTACAGGTTCAACAGACTCTAACCCTTATGTTACGATATTAGCTAAAGGTGAAGTATTCCCGACACTAACATCAACATCTTTTGGTACATTTGATTACCATGTAAAACCTAAAGATAATGTTGTTGAAATTTTGTTTTACCAAAATTTAAGTGACTTTGGTAATATTTTACTAAACAGACTTACCTTACCTAAATTTACAGCAACACTAGAAGCTCCAATTGAGACTGAATCTGGTAGAGTTTACTTAACTAGACAAACATATACATGGCCAACAACAGATGGTTATAACTTAGATGTAGACACAACAGAGTACGGTAGTTACTTAAGTGGTTTATTAAAACTAGGTGATGATTACGATAGGTTAAAATCCGACTTAATAAGTAGGAGATTTGTTTCAACCACCGTTAAAGAGTTTGATACCGTTAGTAGTGGTGGTGACGATACCGAAGGTAGAAAGATACAAAAACTATTAAGGATTTATGGTCGTGAATTTGATGAGGTTAAAAAATACACTGACAGTATACAATTTTCTAAAGTTGTTACCTATAACAAAAAAGATAACATACCAGATGAACTAATTAAGATGATGGCTAAAACTTTAGGGTTTGAGACGTTACAGACGGTCACAAACAATAGTTTAGCTTCTTATTTAGCAACAAAACAACAAACACCATTTTCTGGACATTCTAGAGAAATGTCTACAAAAGAAGTGGATACGGAATTATGGAGACGTTTAGTTATAAACGCTTGGTGGTTATATAAATCTAAAGGAGCTAGAAAAGTTATTGAATTCTTTTTTAGGTTGTTTGGTTTACCTGATTGTTTAGTGAATTTTGATGAACTTTTATATATTGCAGAAGATAAGTTAAATAGAGAAGAAACATTCTTAAAGATTAAACAAATCTTATCTAAAAGTTACGGTATACCTATTACTGATGTTGAAATTGACGAGGACAGAATACCTATGGACAGTGAGGGGTTCCCTAAAACGCTACCTAACACACCAGAATATTATTACCAAATGTATGGTTATTGGTATAATAACGATAAAGGACCTTTATTAGGTACTGATAAAGTTATCGGTAACAACCCACACTTTGGACCTTACGATTATGGTAATGCTTACTATGACCCATTTAGATGTTTTATAAGTGATTTCTCAGGTATAACCAATAATGTTACAAAATCTTATATTGAAAGTGTAAACTTATTTAACGACTACAATAAGGGTACTATTGAATCTTTCAACGGTTCATCTAAACCTGTACAAGATTATGGTTTAGCCTACGCAAACGTAATGAATACATCAAATAGGGTATCACCTATAGTAAATTTAACACAAGCCGGTTATTCTAACGAAACATCAAGAACAGGTCAAGGAGCTTTAAAATTTACGTTCAATTTAGGTGAAGGTGAGAGTTGTGCTGTTAAATGTCCACCACTGATTGAAAGTCAACAAAGCGGTTTATGGATAATATCTAACATAACTGACGAAACATTAAATAAACAAGTTTCTTTAGAGTGTTGTGACGCTGTTGGTGGATGGTATGGTCCTTCAGGACAATCATTCTTGGAACAAACTGATGCCCAAACAGAAACAAACCCTTGTGATACCATAATACCTGAAGCACCAAAAACAGCTGGATGTAAAGTCGGTGAATGTAACCCTAAGTATCAACAGGTTGATGATAAAAAAGTATCTTACAATAACGGAGAAACTGAGTGTGAAATAACTGTAGCTCAATTTAGAAACACTTCTGATGACAGTATAACGGATAAAATACCTAAAGATTGTTGTCCACAGGGTTATGTTGCAACATATTATGGTGTTGGTACATATTCTGGGCAAATAAACAGATGTTTATATTTCTGTAAAAAAGTAGTAGAAGAAAATGTAATAAATATTACAGATGAAAACACTGATGTTGACGTTGAAAAATTTTGTTACTGGTGTCCACCTGATAAGAAGTTTTGTGAACCTTTTGCTTACTATAGATACCTATATGATGCTGAACTTAATGAAAGTCTACATAGTAATTTAAAAAATGATTTTTGGCTTATAAATGATAGGTATTCTAATTACGAAGATTTTGAAAAATCTTTTTTATCAGACACAAAAACATTTGAAGCTATTTTAGCTGAATTTGAAAAAATTTATAAAAGATTTGCTGATGATTGGAGTCTATATTCTGATTATTGTGTTATAAACAACCCTGATGGTGAAAGTATAACAAACCCTAAATGTTGTACACTAAGAGGAGGTCAAATACTAAACAGAAAAGATTTTATTAGTAGAAGAGAAGAGGAAATGTCAACCAAACCTTTTGGTGAGGGTACGTTGTGGGATTTTGCTAATAGTAAGGGTTCTGATTTTAATATAAAACCAAAAGATGATGTTTTTTGTGTAATACCTAACGATTGTCCTGAAGTTATTCAGTTATCCGATATACCAGACTTAAGTAGACGTTGTTGTGATAAAAAAGGTTACAACTACCTTTATACCTATGATAATGACGGTAAATATACAACTAAGATATATGGTTTATCGGTTGACGAAGTTGGGTCAAGAAAGGTTATACGTGAACTTAACACTTGTGAGTTATTAAAACAATACGACTGTTCATTTGAAAAACTGTATACGGTACAATTAGATAAAGAAACAATGGCCTACTATGGTGGAGGGCCTTTCGAAGTTAGAGCTGAGAAAAAAATAACCCAAGAATGTTGTACAAAATTAAATAGTGAAGGTTATTATTATAATGGAAGAAAACTTAATTTAACTTATATAACTGATAAGGGTGGTGAAGGTCATTGTGTTTCTAACTATTTTTATAATAGAAGTTAAAAAATAAAAAATTATGTTATTTGATATAAATAGTTGTTGTTCAATATGTCCTAGTGAGATATTTTTAAACGTTGATTTAGAAGGTGAACTGGTTTACATATTCACAGAACCAGACACGGGTAAACAATTACCTATTAGTGAAGAATGTTGTGAAATAATAGGGGGTAAAAATTTAAGCCAAGGTGATGAGTACACGGGTTGTGATGCGTGTGTGACTTATACACAAAGTAATGATTTTAATAGTAAGTATAGCTACTTAGGTATATTAAATTATGAAGGATATTCGTCTATCAAACTAAGTGATGAAATATTAAGTACTTGTTGTGAAAAAGATGGTTATCACTATTATGAAGGTTACCCTTTAGGTATAGACAACGGTGATATTCAACCTTTTCCTAATACGTGTTGGAGATGTCCTAGGGTAATATCTGAAGAAACTGATGGTATACCATATAAAATAGGTGATATTATAAATGGTAAAAAAATAGTTGATATTCAAACCGATGAGAAAACAATAAAAGAGGTTGAAGATTTAAAAAGAGAAAAACAAATAGAATTGGTGGGATGTAGGGCTTATCAAGAAAAACTTCAAACTGATTTAGATAATTTAACATCATCGGGTGGTAACTATAAAAGTATTTTAAATGCTCAATCATCTTTGAATGAACAAAAAGCTAAATGTTCTAAGTTAGAAAGTGAAATTACAGCTTTAGAAACAAGATTAAAATTTTTAAAAGAAAGTAGTACAACATATATACTAATATTTGAAGATAATACTACAGATATAATCAGGTCCACGACTACAATAATTTACAGACCTGAAGATGAAACTTTTGGTAATAATATTTCAGAATATTGTTGTGGTGTGATTAGTCGTATTACTAGAGATAACTCACTCAGATATGTAAACGGTGTTTGTACCAGATACACTAAAAGTTTATACGAATAAAAAGTGTCAAAGAAAATAATTATATAGAAAGTAAACTAATAGATGGCAGATT